GTCGCATTATCGACGCAATGAGCTACGTGGAAATCCACGGCTACATGATGAAAGCGCCGGAGGTGTACATTTTCGACACCTGTAGGCGCACCCTATTCGAGATCGAGCACTATCGCTGGCAGGAATACACCGGAAAGGCGGCTGAAAGGCATGACCCGAACCCGAAGCCTGTCGACAAGGACGACCACATGATCGAGAACCTTGGACGTGCCCTGTACAACGAGCCTCGCTTCATTCCGTACACCGCTCCGGCACCTCATGTGCCTGTTCAACTTGACCCATACGCGTAGTGCAACCCCTTGCAGTAGTGCGAAGAATTGCACAAGGGGGTAGTGCAAAAGTTATGCACAGTGCAAAACTACTTTTAATTTGCATGTTGTTTGTGGTATAATTTGACACATGAGTTTTAAAGTCTTGCAAAAACCATTTGAATATGAAGACTGCCCAATCGTAATTCGTCAATCTGGTGAAAACTTTGAGTACATCACTTGCATAAACAACCAAATCTACTCCTCTTTTATTGTTGCCCGAAAATCGCTTAAACAAAGGCTTTTCGGGCTTTCTTATACTGCCGAACAGCTAAATAAAATCACCAACTACGTGCTTGCAATGGCGCAGGCTACTATCAACACGGTCAAAGGCATACAGCCGAAAGAGGGTGAGAAACCATTAATAATTTAATCAAAAAATATATGGCAAAAGATAAAATGCACAAAGTAATTCCCGAGACATACCCGTCAATGTCGTCACAAAAGAAAGTAAAAATCTTTCCTACGTTCCGTTTGGGCGACGATGATCTGCCGGAACTCGCTGACATGGAGGTTGGGAAAAAGTACACCCTGGTCATGGAGGTTGAGGTGAAGTCGAAGTCTCAAGGCAGTGAGTGGAGCGAGGGCGATACGACCGACAAGAGTATCCGCGCTACGTTCAAGGTCATGAGTGTCGGCTGTGAGAGCGACGACAAAAACGAGAATATCGGAAGCGGAAAGGATTTTGAAATGGAGTACGCCGGAAAGAGAGCTAAGGCGGCCTCAAAGAAATAAGCAAAAGGAAATCGCCAATTTCCAAATGCCAAAAATAATCACTAAAACAAAAGAAGCACCAAAGAGCACAAAGCGACCTGTGAAAAAGGCCGTTTCTAAGGCGTCCGCTCCGAGTGCTCCTGTCTCTGCCACTGGCTCTGACGCACCAGACGGAGGCGACGACAGCGACCCCGACAGTTTGGAGAGCAAGCTAGGCGCCCTCAAGACGCGAGACTTCAAAGGCCTCATCGAGCAGATACAAAGCGAGTACCAGCTTTCTTGGTGGTTCATGAAGCCGAAGTGGGACGAATGGGCACTACGCCTCAAACTCTACAACAATCAAAAGCGCGACAAGTCCGCAGTGGGCGATCCGCTTCTTTTCACTATTCACCAGACCGTGCTTGCGTCTCTCTATGATGACAGGCTCATGGCTACGTTCGAGCCTCGAGAAGCAGGCGACGACGACACCGCAGAGAACCTGAACGACCTCGCCGTATACGACTACGACGAAATGGAGAAAGATATTGTCGACTATACGTGGGATTGGGACACTTCCTTTTTCGGACGTGGCCTTGTCATGCTCATGGAGTTCGACCGAGAGAAGAAGTGCCCTGTGCCAGAAAACTGGGATCCAATGGTTACTATGCGTGACCCTCGCGCAAAGAGCGTGAACGGAGACATGAAAGGACGCGGACGCGCTCGCTTCCTCGGCCGTGAAATACGCCTCACCAAGCAGGAAATGACCGACGCCGGCATTTACTTCAACTTCGACGACCTCAAGACTGACAGCACCGACATCAACAGCCTCATCGACAAGAACGAGCAGGTGCGCCAGGAGGCACAGGGCTTTGCCAACACGACAGGCCGACAGAACGACCTCAAGGGCGACAACGGCACGTACAGGCTTCTTGAGTGGTTTACCCACTACCAGGGAAAGCTCGTGCTCGTGACGCTTGCTGACAACCGCAAAAAGGTTGTTCGCTTCACCGAGATCAAGGGCAAAAACATTCCTATCATCGACCGCGCTCTCTACCCTATCGCAAACGATTGGGACGGCGTGTCTATTCCTGACCTCACCGAAGACAAACAGCGTGCACGCGCAAAGCTCACGAACTTGGGTATCAAAGTCGCTGAAAGTGGCCTCTATCCGATGTACCTTTTCGATACGACACGTATCAAGAACCGCGCTGACCTCAACTACGAGGCAAACAAGTTCATCGGCGTTGACGGCAATCCTACGGGAGCCGTGCAGGTCATGCCAAAGGACAACATCAAGCAGGACGTCGGCTTTATCTTGCAGACCCTCGACGTTGCCGCACAGAAAGCGACCGCGACCCCTGACATTCAACAGGGACAGGTGAACGGCGAGAAGCGAACGGCTACCGAGCTTTCAATCGTGAACAACAAGGTAGACACTCGCTACTCACTCACAGCAAAGATATTCGGCTGGTCGGAGAAGCGCTTTTGGCAACAGTGGTACTTCCTCTACAAGACGTATTTCGTTTCTGGTATCGACGAGAAGACTATACGCATTTCTGGTGCTCTAGGCGCTCAATTCAGGCCTCTACGACGCGAGAACATCGTTGCCAAGGTTGACCCTGACGTAATGGTTGAAAGTCGCGTATTGAGCGAGGCAAAGCGATACAACCAGCTCCAAGTATTCCGTGGATATGTGCAAATGATTGCACAAGACCCTAACGTGAACCTACGCTGGGCAGAAAAGAAGCTCGGCAAGCTCTCCGGCTTGAAGAAAGACGAGATCGACATGCTTTTCCCTCCTACCATTGACGAACTCATTGCGGAGGACGAAAACGTACAGCTCGAGGCGAACAAGCTCGTGCTCGTACAGGCAACTGACGACCACATTATCCATTTGGAGATACACAACAAGCTATCCGACACTCCTGCGAAGTATGCGCACATCGAGGCTCACAAGCGTGCGATGATGTTGAAGAAGACGAACCCCGAAATCTTCCCTGCGACACCGAGCGCGACGGCCGGAGCAGGTGCAGGCGTCGGAGACAAGGCGCTTCCAAGCATGGAGAGAAACACCGCAGTCGCAACACAATAAACCTATGGCAAAAAAACAAACACAACCGAAGACAATCATCATCAAGGCTCCGAAGCCAAAGAGCTTTGACCTTTCGTTCACGAAGCCGAACGAGAACATGAAGATACTTGCCGCAATTCAGACATTGCAGGCAAATGCCGGCTGGCACTTCCTCACGCAGGTATTTCAGGAAAACATCAAGTTCCTCGAGCGCCAGATCATCACGAAGATTGACCCCGAGACTGGCAAGGAGCTTACCGACGCGCAGATTGATTTGCTACGCTTCAAGCACGCATACCTCACCGAGCTTCTAAACAAGCCGGAACAGTTCATAAAACAGCTCTCACGCACGGATCAGGCCGAAAACGACCTTGACCCTTACGACAAGGGAGAACAGCCGTAGACGGGGCTTGTGGCGCTTCTGGCGCCGAGAGTAGGGACAAAGACACAAAACCCTACCGCCGAACAGAAGATCATTGAAAACTTAATACGCTTGTTGGTTCGGAGGGGTTGGTTTCAATAGCCTCGAAAGAGGTGCAAGGGCTTTGGCGATTTCCTTTGCTTGCGAAACCAATCCGTCCGAGCCTTCAAGCTCGCGCAGTGTCGAAACTGCGTTACCAATCAGGCGTCCTGGCAATGGTTTTTAAACCCCATTTTCCATATACCAGAGGCCTTAACAAAAAAATCTTATGGGAGAAACAAACAATGCCGGTGAAGAGACGAAAGTCGAAAACACCGAGACTGGTGCCGACAACCAGGACGATAAAAAGTCCAAAGACGGCGGAGCTGATGAACAGGCAGAGGGTGCCGATAAATCAGACGACGATAGCGCCGACGAAGGCGGCGATGAGGGTGACGAGGAAACTACGGACGATGATGAGGAGTCGAAAGACGACAAGTCAAAGGACGATAAGACCAAGAAACCAACCCCACAAGCTGACGAGCCACAAACTCGTAAGCGAACCAACGTCGATTTCATTCTCGAACGCAAAAATCGCAAAATTGAAAAGTTGCAGGGAAAGAAAGACGATGGTGCCGACGATGAGAGCGGTGAGGACGACGATATTGACGAAGCCGATGAGAAAACTGTCGGCAAAGTCGTAAAGAAAGTCCTTGCTCCGTTCATTGAAAAGCAAATGCAAGAGGAGGACGCGAATGAAATCGCTGACTTCATCAAGCAAAATCCTGACTTTGCGCCCTACGCTGAAAAGGTGAAGAAATTTGCCTCTCACGAAAGTCGCAAGAATATGCCCATTAAAAGCATTTTCTATGAGGTCGCTGGCGATGATCTGTTGAAGATCGGAGCAAAGCGAGCGAAAAAGGCAGGCGACGAGGCGAAAGAAACCCAAGCCGGTGGCGGAAGCGCCGCAGGTGGAGGCTCTGAAAAGGGCGTCTGGGATTTGACGCCAGAGGAGTTTGCTGAAAAGCAAGAAGCTCTGCGTAACAAGCCTCGCGAATAAATCGCTCTTAACCCTTTCCTTTCGAGAGAGGGGAAAGGATCGAAACGTTAGTATTATTAAGTAAATTACAAAAAAAATGGCTGCTACAACTACAACCACAATTCCAGCCGAGGTCAATAACTTCTACGACAGAACTCTTTTGTTCCGTGCCGTACCGTTGTTCTTGCACACTCGCTGGGCGCAGGTTCGTGATATTCCCCGAAAGGCTGGTACCACGACTATTAAGTTCCGTCGATACGGAAACTTGACTGCGGCTACTACAGCCCTTTCAGAGGGTATTACTCCGGCTGGCTCACAGCTTTCAGTTACCGACATCACTGCCACTGTTCTACAGTACGGTGACTTCGTAACCATTACCGACGTCCTTGACTACAGCTCGCAAGACCCTGTGCTCATGGAAGCGGCAGAAATCCTTGGAGATCAGGCAGGAGATACTCTTGACCAGCTTACTCGAGACGTCCTTGCGGCAGGTACAAACGTGTACTACGCAGGTTCAGGTCACACTCTCCGAACGCAGGTTGCGGCCGGTGAATTGATCACCCTCGTGTTGGTTCAGAAGACAGTACGTCTTCTCCGAAACAACAAGGCACGTCGCATGACCAAAATGGTCAACGCAACGACTGGTTACAACACTACCCCTCTTAACGCGTCGTACATTGGTATCGTTCACCCGAACACCACTTACGACCTTAAGGCTCTCACTGGCTGGACTTCTGTAGAGAAGTACGCGTCAACTGCTGGCCTCATGGAGGGAGAAGTTGGTAAGCTCGACGAAGTTCGCTTCGTTGAAAGTCCGAACGCTAAAGTGTTCACAGCCGGCGGTGCCGCAAGCATTGACGTCTATGCAACTCTCGTATTCGGAATGGACGCCTACGGTACTACTCGTATCTCTGGCGAGGCAATGCAGAACATCGTCAAGCCTCTTGGCTCTGCCGGTACTGCTGACCCTCTCAACCAGCGCGCTACGTCCGGCTGGAAAGCATCGTTTGTGGCTAAAATCCTCAACGACGCGTTCCTCGTTCGTATCGAACACGCAGTAAGCGCCTAAGCGACGCTCTAGCCTGTCGAGGCTAGGGTAACCAAAGCCCCATTAATCAAATCTTAACGACCAAATATATGGCAAAGGAAACTACCAAGAAGACAGTCAAAAACGCGACTGCTCCTGCAAAGGAAAAAGAGCCAAAAAATCCTCTGTTAGACGCAGACGAGGATACTGCGGAAGATACCGCAGAGGAAACCACTGACGAGGAAACGACCGATGAGGACGAGTCCGAAGACAGTGAGGAAGCCGAGGAGGAAGTAGAAGCCCCTAAAAAGGCGACTGCTCCTGCAAAGGCTCCTGCGCCAGCGAAAGTAAACGTCGCGGACGACGCGGCCTCTGACATTCGCTCGACTAAGGCAATCCTCGACGCAGAAGAACAAGTGCACTTCATGGTGCCTCTGTTCGAGGGAGAAAAGCCAGGTGCCGTGCATGACTGCTTCATCAACGGGTACAAGTACTCGGTGAAAAAGGGAGTCATGATCATGGTTCCTCGCTCTATCGCAGAGCTTCTTGCCAACCACTACAAGATCAACGCGGAAGTCGGAGCCGATTTCCGTCTCGATCTCAACGAGTCAAAGCAGAACGCTCTCGGTTAGTCGCAAGGGACTTCTTGCTTCGCTCTTTCCCTCTCACGGGGGAAAGCGACGAGGCCGGAAACCTCAAAACATTAATCATTAAATTACAAAACTATGCCTCAAATATCAGACACAAATACGCAGTATCATGCAGACCTCAAAGCTCTCATGACTGCATTTCTTGCGGACATTACCGCAATCCGAGCCACTCTAGCTGGTATCCTCACGGGTTCCGCTACATGGAACGCCGGCTCTATCGCTGACGGCGATATGGAAAGCAAAGACATCACCGTCACTGGTGCCGCAATCGGCGACTTCGTGCTCATTTCAATGGGCGTGGACGTCGTTGACCTCGTGGTATCGGGACAGGTGACTGCGACGGATACTGTCACAGCAACACTCGCAAACAACACAGGCGGAGCGGTCGACCTCGCCTCTACAACTGTTCGTGCGGTGGTTCTTCCACGCGCAAGTTTTGTGGCTCCGGCGGCACTCACTGTCACTGCTTAACAGACACTTCTTGTCCTGCTCTGCCTCTCACACGGGAGGCAGGGACAGGATCGGAAAATAACCATTAAAAACACCATGACACCAGCAAACCTAGCCTCATACGTAAGAATAAAGACGAAGACCAACTCGTCGACTTTTACCGACGCCGACATGCTGGTGATCGCAAATGTTTTCAAGGACGAAATCGCAAACAAGGTCAACGAGGCTGACGAAAAATCGTTTGGTATCGTGATCGAGAACGACCTTGAGGTTGGCAAGCGAAAATATCCGCTTGACCCCGACATCATGTCGAAGATCACCTATTTCGAGGCGACCTTTGACGGCACAAACTACGAAAAACTTGTTGAATATGACCTCAACACTATCGGCATTACGACTGACGACACCGCAATCAAGGCATACATGGCTGGAAAGAAGCCAGGCTACTTCATTCATGGAGACGAGCTTTACATTTTGAACGACGCAGACATTGCCGACGTCGCAAACGGCCTACGCATGTGGATCATTGCCTTTCCTGGCGATATTCCAAGCATGGGGTCGACTACCGACATGGCAGAAGCCCCTGACGAGACGCATACGGGCTTCCCACGCGTCTTTCATGAGCTTTTGGCACGTCGTATCATTATCGAGTACAAGAGCGGCCAGGAGAAGCCTATACCGCTCACAGAGAACGAGCTGAAATACGATAGGGACTTGGAGGCAACCGTAAACATATTCACGGACAAGAACCGTGACCGAGATATAGTCGCCTCGGTGCCGGACGCTGGCAATAACGGCCAAGATTATTAAAAAATTAACAACAAATATATGGCATTAGACCCAATTAAAAACTTCGCGGTAGGAACAATAACGACAGGCTACGACATCGACGACGTAACAATCGTCCTTGCGAGCGGTCACGGCGCATACTTCCCTGATCCGGCAACGGAGGGGGCGTATAACCTCGTCTGGTGGAACTCCACTGACTACAAAAACCCGTCTCTCGACCCTCTCAAGGAGATCGTGCGCGTGACGGCAAGGACAAGCGACACGCTCACCGTGACGCGTCCTGCCTCTGGCAATTCCTACAACGGCGAGGGTTCTGACAACGTGGCGCACGCCCACAACATCACCGGCCGACAGTACAAGTTCATGCTCACTCCTACCAAGGCGTACATGGCTGGTATTCAGACCGAGATCAACACTCGTCTCTCTATCGTGACGGTTGGGTTCGCTGACGCGACATATATTTGTGACGGTACCTCTGACGAGGTGCAAATCCAGCAAGCTATTGACGCTGTGGTGGCCGACGGCGGAGGCTGGGTATATATCCTGCCTGGTACCTACGACATTCGGGCAAAGCTCGACTTCTCCGGCAACAACGTCAAGCTCGTTGGCGCAGGGCAGAATACGACTATCCTCAAGCTCAATGCCGCTTTCTCTGGCTTTGCTCTCATCTACGACTTCACTGCCAGCCTCTCAAACATCGAGATCACGGGCATTACGTTCGACGCCAACAGCATTGACGGAAAGGGCTGTATGGAAATCGGAACGGTCACTAACCTGTGGATACATCACTGTGAGTTCAAGAACGTAGCTCACGTCGCAGGCAACCACTGGACTGTGCTTATCGGTGTCATAAATGACGCTGACATTCCAGGCAGTGCCTCATACAACGTCGTCTTCGAGGACAACTACGTTCACGACAACAACAACGGATCGAACGAGACTGTCCTGCCTATCAACTGCCGAGACTCACGCTTCGACAATAACTATTTCGAGGCAAATACCAACAGCGCATACACCCTTAACCTTTTCGGGTACTGCAACAACTGTACGGTGCATGGCAACGTGTTCAGAAACACCCACGAAAACATCTACATTCTCTCTTGTGAGAACGTGTCGATTAAGGGCAACGTCGCATACGGAGAGGCGAGTGCACAAGGTTTCGTCCGTATCTCGAACTCCGAGAGAATTGACGTGTCGGGCAACGTGTTCAGGGCATACCGATCAGGAGGCATTGCAAACAACGGTATCCGCATTGAAGACCGAAGCAGTACGTTTGACGGCCACGCAGAGCAGTTTACGTACTCTCGCTACGTCTCAATCGACAACAACGTTCTCTATGATTGTTACTACGGTATCTCCGTCGCAAACAATAGCGGTATCTTCGACAAGTACACCGCTTCTGACATCACGATCAGTAACAACAAAATCTTCACGACGGAATGGCAGGCAATCCACATCGGGCAAAACATCTCGACAATGGACATTCAGAACATCGTCATTAAGAACAACTACATCGGTATCGGTAACTTCTTCGACACTGGTGCAATTCAGATCAGGGGCTACACTTCTGACGTCACCAAGGTCAAGAAAATCACTATCCAGGGCAACAAGATCATGGCTACCGCTCGCTCAAACGGTGCCGGTATCAACATCAACGCTTGCTCGGAAATCATCATCATCGACAACGATATGGAGGGCACCGGCAAGGGCACCTACGCTGGTCAAGACCTCTTAATCGAGAACTCTGCGACCTACAAAATCGTCAAGAACAACAACGGCATTAACCCTGACAAGATATACGCGCAGGGCAACGTCACAGGAGCAACAACTTTCAACCGAGCGAATGGTCGGGTTATTACTGCTACCCTCACGGGCAATGTTACGACTACGCTCACAAGCGGAAAGGCTGACGGCGATGATCTCACGCTCATTCTCACCCAAGACGCAACGGGAGGACGAACGCTCTCAATTCCGTCAAACCTCAAGCCTGCAAACGGCGGTACTCTGATACTTTCCGTCTCTGCAAACGCAGTGGACGTCATTAAGCTCGTATGGGACGGCACGAATTGGAGAGAGGTATCGCGTGCGATATACGACGGCAAGGCTAGTGGTGCAGAGATTGACACTGGTACTGACGACAATAAGTTTGTCACGCCAAAGGCTATCCGAGACAGTGGCGTTATCTCGAGCGCTGTCGCAGGAGAAATCGCAGGCGTTACCGAAAAGACAACGGTTGCAAGCGCCGACGTTTTCCTCATCGAAAGCAACGCGGACAGCAACGCAAAACGAAGACTGACACTCGCAAACCTCTTTGCCTCACCAACGTTCACGGGGACGGTCACAGTTCCGCTCACTCCGTCAAATGCAACTGACGCCGCTTCAAAGGGATATGTCGATAGTGTTGCTCAAGGATTGGACGCAAAGCCGTCGGCAGTGGTCGCCACAGCCGCCGCACTTCCTGCATACACCTATGCAAACGGTGCCTCTGGCGTAGGGGCAACTCTGACCATGAACGCAGTCGGTATAGTGACCGTAGACGGTCGCGCACTGCTTCTTGGAGACGTTGTGCTCGTAAAGGACGAAACAGCCGGCAATGCGCCGTATAACGGCCTCTACACGGTCACTACGGAGGGTACCGCAGGCGTAGCGGCAGTCCTCACTCGTCACACCTCAATGGATTTGGCGACAGAGTTCACGGGAGCCTATATCTTCGTCGAAAGCGGTACCGTAAACACCGGCGCTGGCTTCGTGTGCACCAACAGCTCGAACCCGACAGTCGGATCGACGGCAATCACATTCACGCAGTTCTCGGGAGCTGGTCAAATCATCGCCGGAAACGGTATAAGCAAGTCCGCAAATACCCTCTCGATTGACACGAGCGTGACCGTTGACCTGACTACTGCGCAGACGCTCACCAACAAGACCCTCACCAGCCCGAAGATAAACGAAAACGTAGCGCTCACCACGACCGCGACAAAGCTCAATTACCTCACTTCTGCGACTGGTACGACTGGTACGGCCTCAACAAATATCGTCTTCTCGACATCTCCTACGCTCGTCACTCCAAACATCGGAGTGGCAACGGCTTCGGCAATCATCACTCCGCTCATATACCCTGGTGCAGATAGTGCCGACGCAATCGACATCACCAAGGCCGACGGAACGACGAAAATCCTCACAGTCGACACGACAAACTCTCGTATCGGATTGCTCACAACCGCGCCAACCCACACGCTCACATTCGGCTCTACTTCAACAGGTGCCTCGTTCTACAACACTTCTGATCAGACAACGAACTACGACCGCGTGCGTATGCAGTGGTCGGGCAACACGTTCGTGCTCACATCGGAAGCCGCAGGATCAGGAACGACCCGAGACATCAGAATTGGAACCACAAACACAGGCTTGACGATTGGAAACAACGACAACGCATTTGCGTTCGGTCGAAGCTCTGGTAGCGCGACATTCTTCCACTCGTCGTTCAACGGAACAATGACGAACTCAAGCGGTACAAATACATGTGTACGTATCAACCCTACGTTCAACCAGACCAGCACCGCAGGATACGTTTGTCTCCTCATCAACCCAACGGAAACGGCAACAGGTTCGGGAGCAAAAAATCTCGCCGACTTCCAAGTCGGTAGCGTATCGAAGTTCAAAATCGACAACTTTGGTCACGTCACATTCGACGCGACTATCACCGCAGGAGGTACTACGGGCGACCGAACAATCAACAAGCCTGCCGGAACCGTGAACATCGCGGCCGCAGGTACGACGGTTACGGTGACGAACAGTCTTTGCACCACTTCGAGCATTGTGCTCGCAGTGATCCGAACGGCTGACACAACGGCAACAATCAAGAACGTGGTGCCTGGCTCTGGCTCGTTCGTTATCAACCTTGGGGCGGCGGCAACTGCCGAAGTCTCAATCGGCTTCGTAGTAATCAACTAAAAGCATGGAACACTTCTTATCAACAATCCCAGGAATAATTCTCACAATCGGCGCCGTCCTTACGGTCGTCATTGGAGGCTTCCTGTACGTCGCAGGGCTGTGGAAGAACGGCAAAGACGGTGAGGACGACCGCCTCATCAACATTCTCAAGGGCACAGTCGACGCTCTTGAGAAAAAGGTCGATGAGCAAAAGAAAAATCACGATGAAGTGCTTACAAAGCTCACCAAGGAAATCGGCAACCTAACTACCAAAGTGGACAACCTAGAAAAAGAAAACGAAACGTTGACAAAAGTGCTCCAAGGGCGAGACGATCAGACGCAGGTTTTCTACAAAAAGGCGTTTGAAGCAATGGAGGTCGCCGCAAAGACGTTCTCGCTGGTAGACACAATGAACAAGAACCACACCGAGCTTATGAAAATGCTAGTCGAGCATTTGAAGCCAGGCGTTACGATTAATAACCAACCAAACAAATAATATGTGGGGAGATCACGAATACGGCTCAATAGACCTCGGCAACGCATGGATTGACACCTTGCGAAAGGTTTGGCGTCGCACCGTGAACAGCGTGCAGGATTGGGTGCGTCGAGGTAACGATTAATCAAAAAATATATGCCACAAATTATCACAATCGACAACGTAAACTTGGGAGGTATCGCATACTCGAAGTATCAGGGTATGCCTAATTCTGTTGCCCAAATGGTTGGCCTCGACATTCACTCGGAGCCAGGTATCATCAAGGTCAACCAGAAGCTCACCAAGGAGAGCGGATCGACTGTCGATGATTTTGTGAAGTGCATATTGCCTTGCTCTGACGGAAATACGTACCTCTTTGGCTCAACGAACGGCAAGATTTGGAAGCGCACATCGAGCGGCGTTTATTCTCTGCTCGCAACGGCGGCACCAGCCGCAGGTGCGGTCGGTATCATGGACGCAATCGAGGACGCCGGATATATCTACTACTCAATGCAGTCTCGCGTGGGACGCGTGGCAGTGGGTGCGCCTACTGACTGGACGACACGCAATGACAGTTGGGCAACGTTCACCAAAACAGACGCGGAGTTTCACCCTTTCATCAAGGTAAACCTCGTCAACTACATCGGAGACAAGAACCTCATCGCGCAGATCGACGCAGGGGTGTTCAGTGCCGACGCTCTCGACGTCGAAAGCCCATTGCGCACCAAGTGCCTCGGTATCTTTGAAACCGCACTGCTCATCGGTACGTTCATTGCGAACAACATCAACGTCACGCAGATTTTCAACTGGAATACGTGGTCGGTATCGTTCGACACGGCTGACCCTGTGCCGGAGACTGGTATCAACTCGTTCCTCAAGACCGACAACGACGTGCTCGTGAACGTAGGCCAAAAGGGAAGCATTTATAGCTACAACGGCTCTAAATTGTCCCGTTTCAAGCGCATAAACGGCGATTGGAGCATTGGAAAGACCGCACAGGTACACCCTAACGCCTCGGTCAACTACAACGCCCTGGCGCTGTTTGGCATGTCGAATATCGCCAACAATCCTTGCTTGCAGGGTATCTATAGCTTCGGGAATTACAGCCCTGACCTGCCTGCGGTGATGAACCTCGAGTTTGTCATTTCGCAGAACAAGACCGACACCATTGAAATCGGAGCGACTATCATCGTCGGCGACGTTCTTCTCGTGTCATGGAAAGACGGAAGCACCTACGGCGTGGACAAGCTCGACAGCACTGCGAAGTACGCGAGCGCATACCTCGAGAGCCGAATGATCATGCCTGACCGCGCAAAGTTCACACGTTTTGCAAAGGTGACGGTCGCATACCGAACCTTGCCTACGGGAACCTCAATCGACATAAAGAAGTCGGTCAATCACGGAAGTTTCGTGGGTAGCGATGAGACGACGGCAACTAGCCTCGAGACGGTAATCGACGCACAGCGCCAGACCGTGACGACAAAGGTTGCTATCACCGACGCGTCCGCGCTTCAAATCCGCGTGTTCCCTGTTGCTTCGGGGAATACGGCGCCGGAAATCGAGAGCGTGATAATCGAAGCAGATTAATTTTATGGCAAAAACAACCGAACCAAAAAACATAAACCCATTCGTCGACATATTGCCGCCTGTGAACACAGACGCGGAGAAATTGCGTAGCCTCGTCAACGGGCGCTCGCTCAACATCGGCAACGGCGACACCGCTTTCAAGGCGGATCGTTCGGGTATTTGGCTTGGTGCGAAGACGTTTGCCGACGCCCCTTTCAAGGTGGACATGCTCGGCAACACCCGAGCGAACCTGCTCACCGCAAAATCAATCTTCTTCGAGACGATAGCCGCCCCTGCAACGCCCTTGGACGGTGAATTGTGGTGTGCGGACAACTTGCCCAACAAAAAGGTGCTGTGGGGCTATTTTGGAGGCGACACGACCCACAAACAGCAGGTATCCATGAGCCGTATGCAGAAATCATCGGCTTTCGACTACACGAGCGACCACACGATCACCATTGGCTCGCTCTGGTTCCAGCCTCGCCTCATCATATTCAACGGATTTGTGGAAAACACGGCGGCCGACAAATATGGTGTCACAAACGGACAGGCTGGTATCGTCTCTCCGCTTCAAGGCTTCTGCAACTCGGTTCTTCTCGACTTTTCTTCAATAAGCAACATCGTTTCTGACATCACGTTTGACAACAGCCCAAGTGTCCTCTCTTGTGACAGCCTTTCTTGCTACACAATCCCTTACGTGGACTCATACAACAACAACACCCTATTTGCGGTCGATCAAATCAAGATTGGTGTCGTTACCGATAGCATTGGCGCCTCGAGTGCCGACAAGGAAGTGTACCTGTCTGTTACCACATGGGCAGATACTTCCGTCACTCTCGCATTAGTGTGTCCAGCAGGTTGGAGAATGGCTGGTAGCTTAACAGTTATAGGCTAAAATATGATATTATGAATAATGTAGAAATTACAAAAGTCAAGCGCGACAAAACAACCCTCGGAAAAAAGCTCGATGAGTTTTCTACCAAGGGCGTCACGATTGACAGGATTGACGAGTTCAACGAGTTGTGTCGCCAAGAGGTCATTCTGACCATGAAAGAGCGGTTGCTGACGAGGAAGCCAGGTGATCCGATTATACCTCCGAGGATAACGCGAAAAATCACTCTGATCCCATTAGTAACCCAACCACCAAAAAAATAATTACAAATATATGGCAACACAACTAAACACATCAACATCAATCGTCGACGCGCTTAAGTCCAAAGGACAAGCGAGTGATTTCAATTCTCGTGCCGCGCTCGCAAAGCAATACGGTATCACGAACTACACCGGCTCTGCCGATCAGAACGTAGCTCTTTTGACGAAGTTCAATGCGACGCCTGCAAAGACTTCGGCTCCTGCCGTTGCTTCCCCTGCGCCCGTAGTGACACCTCCTAAAAACCTCAATGAGGCGAACACGGCTATCAACTCAAACCAGCAAAACGATTTCAATACCGCCTCAAAGACTGGTGAGCCTGCGGTACGTTCTTCCGTTCAGAGCTACCAAGATATTTACGACAACATAAGCAAGTCGCTCACCTCAAATCTTCCTGCAAAGCCTGCGGCACCGAACCTCACCGAGACGTACAACACTCTCCGAACGAACTACGGCGTCACTGACCTCGAAACTTCACTCTCGGACTTGCAGAAGCAGGCTCGGGATATTCAGGCCGCTTCAAAGGCACGTACCGACGCAGAGCTTGGCAAGCCTGTGGCTCTCAATGTTATCGCCGGACGCGTGACCGAGGAGGAACGCCAGGATAACGAGCGCCTTGCCGCAGTCAATAGCTCAATTCAGACCGTCACCTCACAGCTTCAAACGAAGTACAACGTGATCGACAACGTGATGAAGTACACTGGCCTCGATTACTCGAACGCCGCCGACGCATACGACAAACAATTCTCGCAAAATATCTCCATGTTTAATGCCGCAAAGGGCATACAGGACAGCCAGCAAACTGCCGCCGACCGCGAGCAGGACAATGCACGCGCAAACGCACAGATTATCTACAACTCCATTCAAACGGGAGGCCTCAAGCTCGATCAGATTGACCCTACCCAAAAGACCGCAATCACCAAGCTCGAGTTGCAGTCGGGATTGCCTGCCGGCTTCTATGAGAACCTGCAAAGCAAGAACCCGAAAGCAGACATCGTTACCTCGACCACTCGTGAGAGCAACGGATCAAAGTATGTCGACGTCATTATGCGAAATGCCGACGGCTCACTCTCTACGCAGTCAATGCGCGTAGGTTCAGTCGACGCAGGAGGAAGCGGAACCAAGCCAACAGAGGCGTCTATCGTAAAAAATGACGCAGGTAAGGTGGCAACACAGCTTTCTGGCGTGGCAGGTGACGACGGATATGTTGACCCTGCAAACTACAAGAAAGCTCGTGTCGCATGGGTAACGGCTGGATATACCGCCAAGGACTTCGACGAGCGATTTGCAACAACGTACCTGAACCCAGATGGCGGATATGACGCCGCAAATGTAAGTTCAAGCGCATTAGATTAAAAAATATGGCCTCACCACTCGACAACATTTTTGGAGAAACGGAGGAGGAGAAGAAGAAAAGACAGCAACAGCAATCCGGCACATCTTCTCCAACCGTAACAGCAACACGAACCGTCAAGGCGTCGCCTCTTGATGATATTTTTGGTGACGCTCCAAGTAAGCCTACGCAAAAGCAGGTGCAGGTAGAGACAGCGACACAGGAAAAGTCGAGTGGATTTTTTGATAAAGTTGGTTCCTTTGTGGGGAAAGTTGCCACTGGTGTGGGCGACTGGATAAACAACCAACAGAAAAATAACGACATGGCGAGCTTTGAAATGAGCCAAATGATGTATGGAAAAAACAACACCCTCGTAAAAGACCCTGTGACGGGCAAAAATAAACTCACAAATCCTACGATTGAAGCATATAAAAACGCCACATCTACCGAGGAGAAAATGAAAATCGTCGAAGCCGAACAACAAAAGGCACCGATCATGCAATTCCTCAACTCTGGCGTCGGTCGCAAGATTACCGGCACTATCGCCGACAAGACTTCAAACATTCCTCTTAAGGCGTGGGCAAAAATAAAAGCAATCGGTGACGATATTTACGATCAAAGTTTCAGTTCTCTCTACAAAGATTTGAGCTTCACTGACGGTAGTAAAAATTATGAGGAGAACAAGGCGGAGCTTATAGCCAAGTCAAAAGACCCCAACAATTCTCGTTTTGAAAAGATTTTGTATGGGCTACAGGATAGCGGTGTGCAGTCGGCAATCGGCGCACTTCTTGCT